GAATATAAAAGTGCAATCACCGAAGCAATGTTCAAAGGTGCAAAGCGCAACGTGGAAAGTGAGGAAGAAACTCCAAAAAACATGGAAGTCGGGTAACGGACGCTGAAGTCTTTACCCGACTTTATTATTATGGAACAGTTCAGATGGGCATGGACGCAGAGGAATTCTGGCTTATGCCAATTGGACTGTTTTTTGATTTATGGGCTTGCCACAAGCAATGGCATGGGATCGAAAAGCCGAAGAAAACTCGAACGATTGACGATATTATCCCACCAGGCATATAGGAGGAGGTGAAGGTATGGCGGACAATTTTGGATTGAAAATAGGCGTCGAGGGCGAGCGTGAGTTTAAGAACGCCCTACGAGATATCAATCAGTCCTTTAAGGTGCTGGGCAGTGAAATGGCACTTGTGACCAGTCAGTTTGATAAAAACGATAAATCTATCCAGTCGGTCACTGCTCGTAATGCGGTTTTGAATAAAGAAATCGACGCACAGAAAGAAAAGATTTCAACCCTTAAGGCCGCTCTTGATAATGCCACCTCCTCTTTCGGTGAAAATGACCGCCGCACTCAAAACTGGCAGATTCAGCTGAACAGAGCTCAGGCAGAACTCAATAATATGGAGCGTGAACTTCAGCAGTCTGCGGTTGAAGCAGATAATCTCGGTGAAGAGTTAGACAACTCAGGCAAAAGTGCGGAAGATTCTGGAGGTAAATTTGAAAAGCTTGGTGGTATACTCAAGGGCATCGGTGTGGCTATGGGCACAGTTGCAGTTGCTGCTGGAGCTGCTGCTATAAAATTGGGTAAAGAGGTAGTTACCCAGTTTGGGGAATTGGAGCAAAACCTAGGTGGCTCAGAAGCAGTCTTTGGAGCGTATGCTGCTTCAATTCAAAAGACCGGTGAAGAAGCCTATAGAAATCTCGGAATTTCCCAAAGTGAGTATTTGGCAACAGCTAATAAAATGGGTGCATTGTTCCAAGGCTCTGGCATTGAACAGCGAAAAAGTCTTGAATTGACAGAAAAAGCGATGCAACGTGCAGCAGATATGGCATCCGTTATGGGTATAGATATGTCCGCTGCCATGGAAGCGGTTACGGGAGCGGCAAAAGGCAACTTTACCATGATGGATAACTTGGGTGTTGCGATGAATGCCACAAACATCGAAGCCTATGCTCTGGCAAAGGGACTGGATTTCACTTGGAATACTGCAACACAAGCGGAAAAAGCCGAAGTTGCAATGCAGATGTTTTTTGAGAACACGGAGCAGTACGCGGGAAATTTTGCAAGAGAGTCAACTCAGACAATTTCCGGTTCTATTGGATTGTTACAGGCCGCACTTGGTTCTTTTACAGCTGGACTCGGCAATGCCAATGCTGACATGACCAATCTGACGGAAAATCTTGTGGATGCTTTCCGTGCAGTTGTTGAAAACATTGTGCCTGTTTTGGAAAATATCGTAACCGCACTCCCACCAGCATTCGATGCTATATTAACTGCAGTGGGTGACCTGCTTCCGTTATTGTTGGAAACTGTCACGAGCCTGTTCACGCAGGTGTTGGAGACACTCCTAAACTTATTGCCTGAACTAATTCCAGCGGCAGTGGATGCTGTAATGACGATTGTTGGAGCATTGATTGATAATCTTCCGTTGCTCATAAATGCGGCAATAGAACTGGTAACCGCACTTGTAGAGGGTATTGGAATAGCTTTACCCCAGCTCATACCTGCAGCAGTTTCTGCAGTCACTCAGATTGTCAAAGGATTGATTGATAACCTACCTTTGATTCTGGATGCAGCTTTACAGCTGATTATTGGATTGGCGGAGGGATTAGTGGAAGCAATACCTCAGCTTGTTTCTGCATTGCCTGCCATCATCGAAGCAGTGGTGGATTTTTTAATAGAATCTATTCCACAGATCATTGATGCGGGCATTCAATTATTGACTTCATTGGTTACAGCGTTGCCAACTATTATTACAGCAGTTGTTGAGGCAATTCCGCAAATTATCGACAGTATCATTAGTGCAGTCATTGGCTCGATTCCCATGATTATTGATGCAGGAATCCGGCTTTTGATATCGCTGATACAAGCACTTCCACAGATTATTACTACTGTTGTTGGTGCGATTCCAAAGATTATTACCTCAGTGGTAAACGCTATTGTAGGTAATATCGATAAGATTATTTTGGCAGGTGTTCAGCTGTTTGTGGCATTGATAGCAAACCTTCCAAGGATAATCGTGGAGATTGTTAAGGCAGTTCCACAAATCATCTCAGGACTGGTCAGAGCTTTTACCGGGTATATAAGCCAAATGTCTCAAGTGGGCGGTAATCTGATTAGAGGATTGTGGAAGGGTATTTCGGACGCAGGTGCATGGCTATGGAATAAAATCTCTGGATTTTTCGGAAATGTTGTATCGAAGATTAAGGACTTCTTCGGTATCCGTTCCCCTTCAACTCTATTTGCTGGAATTGGCCAGAATATGGGTGAAGGTATCGGTGTGGGTTTTGAGGACGCAATGGCAACAGTTTCTAGGGATATGCAAAATGCAGTACCAACAAGTTTTGATTGGAATTACAGAGGTTTATCCGGGCAAGGCGGAGCCACCGGTACAAGTATTACTCAGAATATCTCGGTGGTGTCACCTAAGGCTTTATCAGAAAAAGAACTAGCGCGGGAGTTTAAAAATCTGTCCCGTAAACTAGCACTTGAATTATAAAGGAGGTACGGCCATGGAACTAACCTATATTAATGCAGATGGAGAGAGTATTACTCTCAGACAAAGCCGTCCGTACTTTCTTACTAAGATAGACGGGACTGGCAACATACGACAAACCGTTAACACTTTTAAGGCGCCTGACCAAGACGGCGCTTTTTACATCTCATCTACACTAGATATGCGAAACATCACGCTAGAAGGTACTGTTGTTGCTGATACTCCTGACGAGGCCTATGTGCGGAGACAGCGTTTCCTTCAGATATTTAGTCCAAAGCTACTTGGGACGCTTCAGTATCGAGGGCGACAGATTTCCTGTGTGGTTGAGGAGGCAGGGTTTGCCGTTTCCAATCGGCAACGGGTACCCAATTTCTTTGTCAGCCTACTCTGTCCATCACCTTTCTTTGAGACCTTGGAGGAGGTGCGAGAGGAACTGGCGTCATGGATACCACTGTTAGAGTTTGAACTGGAGATACCAACGAGTGGTATGGAATTTGGAATGCGTCAGCCAAGCCAGATCATTACCGTGGAAAATATCGGTGATGTATCCTGTGGATGTGAAATTGTATTTCGAGCGCTAGGTACAGTAACGAACCCGGAACTCTTAAACATAGACACCGGTGAATTCATCCGGCTTCTCACAACAATGAACGCGGGGGATGAGCTTCGAGTATATACTCATTTCGCTGGCAAACGTGTAGTCAGAATTGATGGAATGACCCAAACTAACGCTTTTTCACTGTTAGACACCAATTCTGTGTTCTTTCAGCTTGCTGCAGGTATTAACACACTGCGCTACGACGCTTCAGTCAATATGGATCTGCTGGAGGTTAGCATTTACTTTCGTCCACAATTTCTGGGGGTGTAACCATGGAACTGTATATCTACAATTCAAATAGAGAGCTTGAGGGCATCGTGGAATCCTTTGAGTATCTGCGATGGACGAGGCAATACTCACAGTGCGGCTCATTTGAGATAAAAGCTATAGCCACACAAGAGAATGCGGATCTCCTTAAAGAGGGTAATATCATTTGGAAGAACGACGATGAGGAAGCCGGTATCATTGAGCACCTGGAACTATCCCAAACGGAGCAGGAATTTATCACTGCAAGTGGCCGCTTTGCCACGTCCCTTCTTGCAAGGCGTATTGTATGGCAAACGGAGATACTGTCAGGCGACTTGTCTGCCTGTGTAGAGCAGCTCATAAATAATAATCTCATCAATCCCTCTGATACAGCAAGGAAGATCACTGCTATATCCTTTTCATCTCCAAACCTGAGTGTGCCCATCAGTACACAGGTATCATACCGGAACTTGATGGATGCGGTGACAGACCTATGCGGGGTTTCAGATGTTGGTATCAAGACCGTGTTTACTCCTGCGTCAGGGGTTTTTACGGTAGCGTTGTATATGGGTACTGAGTCACAAGCGGTGTTCTCCAAGGGGTACGAGAATCTAATTGAACAAATTTATACAATAAGTGCTTCTGATTATGCCAATACCGCACTCGTCGGCGGTGAAGGGGAAGGTGCAGACCGGACATTTGTTGCCATTACAAGTGGCTCTGGAGAGACACGGCACGAAATCTTTGTGGATGCCAAAGACCTTCGTGAGGAGGATTTCGGAGCAGATTACATCGACACACTGGTTTTTAGGGGTCAAAGCAAGCTAAGTGAGCAGGCAATACGTTATTCCTTCGATACATCGGTTAACCCTCATGGCAATTTGACATACAAGACAGACTTCGACCTTGGTCAGACCGTTAAAGTCATTTCCAAGGAATGGGGTATATCCATGACAACACGCATCACTGAAGTCGAAGAAACCTATGATGCAGACGGTCAGAGTATCAGTGTAGTGTTTGGAAAAGCTGAGTTAACAATAGCGCAGAAAATCCGCTCAGATATGAGCGAGGTTAAAACAGCAATTTATGCTCCCACTGGTATTTCTGAGGTAACGGAAGCACTAGGAAATGTGACAGAAGCTCTTGGTGACTTAAACGAGGTAGACCCTAAAATTCAAGGAGATAGCGTTACCGATACCATAAATAATCTGTTTGGAAAACTTCCTGCGCTTGAAATAAATGTTGGTGCGGGGACTATATCTGTCGGTCAATATGCCTTACACAATATGATGCCGGGAGATGCCTTTTACTTTACCTCATGGAGTGGCAACAAGTTCAGTGACCAGCCAAGTGATGATGGTCATGTGTTTATGATAAAGCATAGCGGGGACAACACGGGAAACGGTTATCAGCGAGCAATGGGATTTTTTATTTCCCGCAACACCATGACATTTTATGTGATTTCTGTTTTCGTATTCAACAATCCTTCTGGTCAAGCGAACTGGCTGAATATCAATAACGAACCTATAACTACAGCAAGACTTGCAAACGGAGCAGTCACCGGTACGAAGATTGCAGACCGTACGATTACAGCTGTCAAAATGGCGTCCTCATTTACCGACTACTCAACAACAGAGCAAAACACAGGGCGACTATGGATAGATGGAAAGACCATTTATCGGAAAGAAATAAATCTTGGTTCCCTCCCAAATGCAATCCCCGGAAGCGTAGCCCACGGTATAGCAAACCTCAATACTGTTGTTAGCTTAACTGGCTTTGCAACAAATGGGACTGTTTTCCTTCCGCTACCACTTGCAAGGTACAACAACTTTGCATCACAAATAGGTCTCTACGCAGATAAAACAAATATTGTCGTTGAACCAGGTAATGACAGGACAGCATTTACGGGCTACGTAATTATGGAATACACGAAAACCGTCTAAAAGGAGGAATTGGTATATGGAGAAAAGCGGATTTTTTAACTCATCCGATGGAGATAGAGTCTATGGAGCAACGGACTTCGCAGCATATTTCGGAAGCCTTGTCTCAAATGGTGTATTTTACGCTACATCAACTAATCTTCAAGTGTCGCCCGGGATTGGATTGGCGGTGAGCGTTGCGGCTGGCAGTGCATGGATTAATGGATATAGATATGAAAATACAGATGACTTAAACATACCTCTTACTACGGCAAATGGAAGCAATCCTAGGATTGACCGAATTGTCATTCGTTTAAGCCAGATTACCAGGAGCATTCAGCTTGCAGTTGTTACCGGGACTCCAACAGCAACACCGGTAGCCCCAGAGTTGACAAGAACAAGTGATATCTATGAACTGGGCATTGCTGATGTTCTAGTGCCGGCGGCAGCTACATCGATATCAACAAATAACATTACGGATACCCGGTTAAATACCAGTCTATGTGGGTTGGTAAATTCGTTGGTTTCAGCGGTTTATGAGTGAGGTGAGTTTCTATGGCAACATATCAGGCTATAAATGCATGTACATGGCGTAATGGGAGCTGGATTGCAGGTGTTACCGATTATGTCAGACAAGGGGTTTATACTGCAGCCAACAATTATGAGAATGTGGGGGCTATGTTGTTTGACCTCACTAGCATTCGGAATACCTATGCGAACTATTACCCAACCTCTGCCAGTATTCATCTTGTAAGAATAGCAGCGGGTGACTGGGGTTCTGCAAGAACCATGACGTTATACGCTGGAAATGCATACGGTATGCCAGCTCCAAGTTCAAGCACGAGTGTATCTGGGAGCAGACCGACGAAAGTTACCTCCGGGTATAACTACACTGTTTCCGCAGGGCAAGATGCAAAGGATATAGCCATTTCCACTGCACTTATAGATTCCATCGGTAGCGGCGCGAGCAATTGCCTATTCATGGATGCAGGTTCTAGCACTTTGAACTACATGGGCTTTGGTGCAAGGGATGACCTAAGCCAGATTGTTCTAACCATTAATTGGGCAAGCCGAACAACTGCCTGTAGTCCACCGACTTCCTGTTCGGTGAGTGCAACACTTTCGGAAAGCAACGTCACATTGTCCTGGAGTGGTGCATCAGGTGGTATAAATAACACGATCTCATCTTATGAAATTCAGTATAGCGAATCAGCTGACAACGTTACATGGGGAGCATGGACAGCACTAACCACAGTGACTACCACAGCTACCAGTGGCAGTTTGTCAGTAGCACCGTCTTCGACACGGGGTAACTACCGTAGGTTTCAGGTTCGGACACGAGGCACGGCAGGAGCAAGCTATTATTCAGGCTGGAAGATATCCTCGAACTCTGTTCGGAGGAACACAGTCCCAAGTCCACCAACCACTGCAATGGCTACTCCAGTAAATTATAGCGATGAAATAATCACGTTGACCTGGAGTGGAGCCTCTGGAGGCACGAGTGCAATTAAGGGATATCAGATTGCCAGTCGGACATCTACAGATAATAATACATGGAGTCCGTGGAATGTACTGACAACATTGAACTTGTCGGCCAGTAGTGGTAGCTACAATCCAAATGTATCAAGAGTTCCAGGAACATATACTCAGTTCGGTATCTGGACGATAGACACTTTGGACGTTTACTCTTCCGAGAAAGTCAGCAATAGTATCTATTGCGACATCACGGCTTGTGAACCGCCGACTGCTTGCTCAGTAAGTGCAACTTTAGCAGAAGGAAACGTCACTCTTTCATGGAGTGGTGCATCGGGTGGTGCGGGCAATTCTATCACATCCTATGAGATACAGTATAGTGACTCGGCAGATAATAGCGCATGGGGAGCGTGGACAGCACTGACTATAGCGTTCACTTCAGCAACAAGTGGAAGCGTAACTGTCAGTCCACCCACTACTCGCGGTTACTATCGTCGCTTCAGAGTAAGAACGCGCGGTGCGGCTGGAGAGAGTTTCTACTCAGACTGGACTATATCTAGTAACACAGTCCGTAAAAATACACTGCCGATACCACCGACTTCCTTTACAGCGGCTCCTCCAATATATGAAGTCAACACGATAACCCTTACGTGGAGCGGAACGACACCTGGAACCAGTGCCATTAAGCAGTATGTCATCCAACAGGCTACCTCGATTGACGGTATAAACTGGGCGGCATATGAAGCACTTACTACTATTATTTCAAGTGCTACTTCAGGCACCCATGAAGTGTATGCCTCACAGATAGCCGGAATGTATACTCGTTATCGAATCAGTGTAACAGATGCACTTGATGCAGTTTCAAGCTTTGTGGTTAGTAACACGGTAAAGAAAAACAGTCCGCCTGCTGCTCCTATAATTGCCTACCCAATGACTGGTAACGCTGCTTATAACACTACACCACGTTTCATGATCACAACAGGTGTTGAGCCAGACGGTCAGACACAGATAGTGGAGGTGAAGATTGATTCAGGGGTATGGCATAATAGTGTAGACAATCCTGAGAGGTTTTCTACGAGTGGACATCTTGGTAATGGTGTTAAGACAGTTTATCAAGCAGAACCACTTACTGTAGGAAATCATACTATTACCTTTCGGTGCATTGACAGTGATATTGAGTCGGCAAGCACAGAGGTTGCCCGTTCCTTTACGATACTACAACCACCTTTTGAAACAATCTCTGCGAACGTGACGCATGTAAAGACAACACATATTCAGATGCTTCGAAACGGTGTAAATATGGCTCGTAGTTACTATAACCTATCCCCTGTGACTTGGAGAGAGGAGATCATTGCAGGAAAGACCACTATCAAGAACTGGCCGTTCCACATCACTGAAATCCGTAAGGCTATGGATACTATTATCGGAGTAATTAATGGTTTTGATTCTTCTGCCACATTTGACATACCAGCTTTTACATGGCTACCCATCGGAACAGGAAGGCCAAAGGCGGATGTGATGGAACAAATCCAAGACCTCATTCTGGTGTTATAAGTTTTGATACTACAACTCAGCGCTCTTGTGACTTGCAGGGGCGCTTTTCTATATACAAATCTAATGTAACGGAGGTGTTTTTAATGAAAGAGATATGGAATTGGATACAGTTGACCTTTGTGGCTATAGGTGGATTTCTTGGATGGTTTCTTGGCGGCTATGACGGGTTTCTATATGCACTGGTAGCTTTTGTTGCCATAGATTATCTGACAGGGGTGCTCTGTGCAATTGCGGATAAAAAACTGTGTAGTGAAATCGGGGCAAAAGGTATATTCAAAAAGGTACTTATCTTTGTGATGGTAGGTATTGCTCATATTCTTGATACACAAATTCTGGGGAGTGCAGGATATGATGGCAGCGCTTTGCGAACGGCGGTAATCTTTTTCTATCTAAGTAACGAGGGTGTATCCATTTTGGAGAATGCAGGTCATATTGGACTACCCATCCCAGAAAAACTAAAGGCGGTTCTTAAGCAACTACATGGTCGTGATGAGGAACCTCCTAAGCCAGGTGATGGACTATGATTGACTTAACGAAAGCAGTAACGGTATTCATCGGGCGAAGAGGTGAACACTACTATCGGAATATTGAATTTGATGTATCTAGCTTACTGGAAGATAAATATCCAAGTGCCTCCTTAAATGCAGTTTACCTAAGACCTGATGGAATTGCCTATCCGGTTGTCACGAACTACGCAGATGGAGTCCTTATATGGTCACCTAGTGCAACGGACACATCTATTGTTGGTGTCGGTCGTCTAGAAATAAGGGTTACTTATGGGGATGTGGTTGGAAAAAGCGTTCAAATATTAACCATAGTTGAGGATGCACTTGTTGACGGAATTGCTGAACCACCTGAACCGCCCGCACAGGAATGGCTCAATCAAGTGCTTTCTGCCTTAGCTGAACTGGATATTCATGAAACGAATAATCTGCTAAATCTCACTTATAACCTATTAAATAATAACTATGATCTGCTAAATACTACACACAATTTGGTAGAGGATGCACGTGACCATTTATATTCACGGACAGGGGTTCTCCTTAATCATATACATCCGATAGAAACAGCTACCGCGCCAGATATGATAAGCAGAAGAGCATCAATAACCTTTACCGGTATAGCGAATGGCAACAACGTAGTAATTGGCACAGTGACATATACCTTCGTTACAGCTTTGGGAAGTCCGACTGCAAATAATGTTCAAATACTAATTCAAGACACCCTTCGCAATACAGTAAAGAAATTTGCCGAAGCCATAAGGGGGATTGAAGATAGTGCGAATATTGCATATGGGGAAGGTACAGATCCTAATCCTATTTGCACAGCTTACTGGACAAGTCAGATTTTTTCTGTAGGAGAAGTTGCTGTACCTGCAGGCGAGAGTTTGTTCGTCTTAGAAAGGGAGGAAAATAGGACAGACCCAATACCTTTTACTTCTACTGCAATTGCAACTATTAATCCATTTACTAGAGTAAGCTACCTTAGATATATTTTGTCAGGCAATGTTTCAGGTCCAACTGGTGGCAACAGTGTTCGTGGCCATCTTCACACAGTATTACCCATAAATAGTGTGGTTATTGGCGGACAGGGTGGATTGCTATACCCTGCAACTTATGATTGTCATTTGTTAACACTTTGCCGTATATCAGATACCAGTGAGAAAGAACTTGACTTATATATCTCCAATGACGAAGAGACTTTCACAAGAATCGCTCGGAGTACACCTGTTGGAGCGGATAGCACTAACGCAGCTCAACATATTCATATTCAAATGCGTCAAGGCAGAGTACCTGCTGGTTATGGACTATATATCCGTATGGGAAGTGACGGCACATCGAACAATGCATACTGTGATCTGAAATTCACCTATCATCTATATCCAGCCACTCTAGCTACAAATTAAAACTTATAATCTGTGAGGTGATCGAAATGATCCTGAAAAAACTTATATTAACAAACAATGCCTGTTTCAAAGCAGGCAAAACTATAACACCCAAAGGTATCATGGTGCATTCTACTGGCGCCAATAACCCTAATCTCAAAAGGTATGTTGGTCCAGACGATGGTTTACTGGGGAAGAACCAATACAACAACCATTGGAATCAGGAAAAACCCGGAAGTAGACAAGTCTGTGTTCATGCCTTTATTGGTAAATTAGCAGATGGCTCTATAGCCACCTATCAAACATTGCCCTGGAATCACCGAGGGTGGCATGCCGGAGGAGATGCAAACAATACACATATAGGATTTGAAATTTGCGAGGACGGTTTGACCGATGCCTCGTATTTTTCTGCTGTTTATAAGGAAGCCATAGAGCTTTGTGTATATCTTTGCAAACTCTATGGCTTTAGTGAGAAGGACATCATCTGCCACAGCGAAGGTCACAAACTTGGCATAGCAAGTAACCATGCGGATGTTATGCACTGGTTTCCGAAGCACGGTAAGTCGATGGATACCTTTAGAACTGATGTAAAAAAACAATTGGAGACAGACCAAAATCCTGTAACACCACAAACTAAGCTATATCGTGTGCAAATCGGTGCTTTCTCTGTAAAAGCCAATGCTGAAGCACAGCTTGCAAAGGCAAAAGCTTCTGGATTTAAGGATGCTTTTATTAAATATGAATAATAAATTTAAATTGCCTGTGGGGGATCCTCCTGCAGGCTCTTTTTTTATGCTCTGATTCAAATTAATTTTTACGAATCCTCAACTTCGACCTGTTCCCGCGGCTATTAGGTAGGAGGTGGCTTTATGAATCAGAACGAGTATAGAAAAGTTACAAAGATTACGGAAGAAATCACAGAAAAAAGAATCGAATCTAAAAGTGTGTCACTTGAGCAGCTACAGCATGAGTTTGATTATATCCAGGCAGAAAAATTACTGAATAAGATGCTTGAAAAAGGCTTGATTTCGGAGGCTGAATTCAACAAAATAACCGCATTAAATCGGCGAACTTTCTCACCACTCTTGGCAGAGTTAATGCCCTAAAAACGTTGATATATAAGGACTTTAGAGGTAATATGTGACCTACCAAGAAGGAGGTGAGAGGATGAAAAAGATAACGAAAATAGAGAGCAACAAGACCAATTCCTTTATTAAGCCAAAGTTACGAGTAGCTGCTTACTGCCGTGTTTCTACAGACAGCGATGAACAGCTTGTCAGCTTGCAAGCACAAAAGACGCATTATGAGACCTACATAAAGGCAACCCCGGAATGGGAGTATGTAGGATTGTATTATGATGAAGGCATCAGCGGCACTAAAAAGGAAAAACGCTCTGAACTCCTTAGGATGATATCGGATTGTGAAAATAAGAAAATAGACTTAATCATTACAAAGTCCATCAGTAGATTTGCGAGAAATACAACAGACTGTCTGGAAATGGTTCGTAAACTGGTAGACCTCGGTGTTTTCATTTATTTCGAGAAGGAAAACATCAATACCCAATCAATGGAAAGTGAGTTGATGCTCTCCATTCTAAGTGGTCTTGCGGAAAGTGAGTCAGTTTCCATTTCGGAAAATAACAAGTGGGCAATTCAAAGACGTTTCCAGAACGGGAGTTTTAAGATTTCATATCCACCATTCGGCTATGAAAACATCGATGGTCAGATGATTGTAAACCCAAAGCAGGCAGAAGTTGTGAAGTATATTTTTACAGAGGCATTATCGGGTAATGGTACCCAGAAAATTGCAGATGACCTTAATCAAAAGGGTATCCTTTCAAAAAAAGGCGGTCGTTGGACGGCTACAACAATTCGAGGGATTCTTACCAACGAAAAGTATACCGGTGATGTTATTTTGCAAAAGACCTATACAGACAGCCGTTTTAACAGGCACACCAATTATGGTGAGAAAAATATGTATTTGGTAGAAAACCACCATGAGGCAATTATCACCCATGAAGATTTTGAAGCAGTAGATGCTGTTATTAATCAGAGAGCAAAAGAAAAAGGTATCGTAAAGCGTACTAGTAAATATTTAAATCGATATCCTTTTTCAGGCAAAGTTATCTGCTCCGAATGTGGTAGTACCTTTAAAAGGCGGATTCATTCATCCGGAGCAAGAAAATATATCGCTTGGTGTTGTAGTAAGCACATAAGGCAGATAACGGAATGTTCCATGCAGTTTATTCGAGATGATGATATAAAAACGGCTTTTGTTACGATGATGAATAAACTGGTTTTCGGTCAGAAGTTCATATTAAGACCGTTGTTGGATGGATTGCGTAATCAAAACAACGCAGAGAGTTTTCGAAGGATTGAAGAATTAGAAACTAAGATTGAAAGTAACTTGGAGCAGAATCAGATGTTGACGAGTTTAATGGCCAAAGGATATCTAGAACCTGCTCTGTTCAATAAAGAAAAGAATTCACTAGGGGCAGAGGGTGCAAGGCTTCTAGCCGAAAAGGAGCAGCTTACTCATTCGGTAAACGGCAGTCTTGCAAAAGTAGAGGAAGTCAATCGTCTGCTTAAGTTTGTTGCTAAATCCAAAATGCTCACAGCTTATAAGGATGAGTTGTTTGAAAATTATGTGGAGAAGATTATTGTTTATTCACGAGAGGAGATTGGATTTGAATTAAAGTGTGGAATTACACTGAGGGAAAGGTTGGTGAATTAGATGGGGCATACACCCTATGGATATAGAATTGAAAACGGAAAGGCTATAGTTGATGAAACAGCAGCGGAGCAAGTAAGAAAGTTATATGCAGGATACTTGGAGGGTCTTTCTTTGAAGGATGCTGCTAAAGAAGCTGAGATAAACTGTTATCATGCTACTGCAGGAAGAATGCTACAAGACAAGCACTACCTTGGCTATGAATTCTACCCTCCAATTATTGATGAGGAGACCTTCGAAAAAGCCAAAGTTGAAAAACAAAGACGAGCTGAAAAGCTCGGGAGGGTATGGGAGCCAAAGGATGAGCCAGGGATGCATTATGAAGTAAAGTTCAAAGTAAAACCTATAGAACAGAAATACGATAACCCATACAAGCAGGCAGAATATGCTTACAGTCTAATAGAAAGTGAGGTGTAACATGTGGCGGTAAGTAAAAATGTTACGGTGATTCCGGCAATTAGGCGAGTAGGAAACAATAAAAACAGTGAAAGCAAACCCAAAGTACGAGTAGCTGCTTACTGCCGTGTTTCAACTGATAGTGATGAGCAGGCTTCAAGTTACGAGGTGCAGATTGCTCATTACACAGATTTTATTAAAAAGAATTCTGAGTGGGAATTTGCAGGTATCTTTGCAGATGATGGCATCACGGGTACCAATACAAAAAAGCGTGAAGAGTTTAATCGTATGATCGAAGAGTGCATGGCAGGGAATATTGATATGATCATTACAAAGTCCATCAGCCGATTTGCAAGGAACACTTTGGACTGCCTTAAATACATCCGTCAACTAAAGGATAAGAACATCGCTGTATTCTTCGAGAAAGAGAATATCAACACAATGGATTCCAAGGGTGAAATCATGCTGACCATTATGGCATCTCTTGCCCAACAGGAGAGCCAGTCCTTAAGCCAGAATGTCAAGCTGGGTATCCAGTATCGGTATCAGCAAGGTGAAATCCAAGTGAATCACAATCGTTTCTTGGGATATACCAAGGATGAAAACAAGCATCTGGTGATTGACCCAGAGGGTGCAGAAATTGTAAAAAGAATTTACAGAGAATACCTTGAGGGAGCGAGCCTTTTGCAGATAGCAAGAGGGTTGGAGGAGGATGGTATTCTAACAGCGGCAGGTAAAGCAAAATGGAGACCAGAAACACTAAAGAAGATACTGCAGAATGAAAAATACATCGGAGATGCCCTCTTGCAAAAAACCTATACTGTGGATTTCCTTTCCAAAAAGCGGGTCAAGAATAACGGCATTGTTCCCCAGTATTATGTAGAAAACAGCCATGAGCCTATCATACCACGTGACCTTTTTATGCAGGTTCAAGAAGAGATGGTTCGAAGAACAAACATCCGAAGCGGCAAGAGCAGTAAAAAGAGAGTTTATAGCAGCAAGTATGCTTTATCTAGCATTGTTTACTGCGGACAATGCGGCGATATTTACCGCCGGGTACACTGGAATAACCGGGGTTACAAGTCTATTGTCTGGCGGTGTGTCAGCCGGTTGGAGGAAAAGGGGTCTGACTGTACCTCCCCTACCGTAAATGAGGAAACATTACAGGCAGCGGTTGTAAAAGCTATTAATAAGCTATTAGCCAACAAAGAACCATTCCTCCAGGTACTGCTGAAAAACATAGCAACAGTACTTAATGAGGGAAATGATAATGTTTCCGATGATATTGATAGCAAATTGGAAGAATTGCAGAAGGAGCTTCTTAAACAAGCAAAGTCAAAGAATGACTACGATGATGTAGCAGATGAGATATACCGTCTCAGGGAATTGAAGCAAAACGCACTTGTGGAGAATGCAGAGCGTGAAGGAAAAAGGCAACGAATCACTGAGATGACAGACTTCCTAAATGAGCAGTCTTACGAGCTGGAGGAATATGATGAGCTACTGGTAAGGCGGCTTATTGAAAAGGTCATAGTACACGATAATAGATTTGAAATAGAATTTAAATCAGGTATCGAAATACAAATAGATGATAAATAAGCAAAGCTAAATCACCCGCAGCTCTTGTGTCAGAGTTGCGGGTTTCGTTGTTTATAAAACAATTAATGTGTAAATATTGTAAATTGAAACCAAATGGTTTACAATGTTTCTATTGAGGTTTGGAGGAATTATAATGAAAACTTCGGACATGATACGACAGCTTTGTGAACAAATGAATATGAGCGTTTCCGAATTGGCTAGGCGGTTAGGCCAGTCCCCACAGAACTTCGGGAAGAAGCTAAAGCGTGAGACTATTACATTAGAAGAACTTAAGGCCATAGCAGATGTGATGAATGTTAAGTTTGAGCAGACTTTCATTCTGCCCGATGGCAATAAAATAAAGACAGGAAATGAGTAAAGGAGGCGGCCTAATATGATGATTAGCCCGGAAGGATATTTTGAAGAGTATCTTAAAGGAAAAACTAAAGAACAGATTATGACCGTTATACGTGGGCTTAAGCAAGAAATAGGTCGTCTTAAAAATACAATGGAAAGCCCCTACTATGGCGTAAAACCTATTATGCATCCGAGTGAAGATACACGCCTTCACTGGTCTCGTGAATATTTGGAAAGAGCCAAGCAAGCCTTTGCTGAAGCTGGTGGAACTTATACCTTATCAAAGTCAGAAGAAAAGGTTGCTGACTTTGATGCAAATATGGATGCCATCTGCAAGATTACCTTTAGCATTGGCGGTTTCTTTGATGGCTACCGTAGCTATGTTGTAGAACTATCAGATAGATTGAAAGCCTATACAAAATTATGGGAGGATGAAGAACCACTCTCATTGTTGGATGTTGATAACGAGGAGCCATTTACAAAGGATACATTTATAGCCGCACTTAGGGATCTTCACATCGGTGAATGGCTCAGAAGATATTCAACTAAGCGCTTCGGATACACAGTGTGTGATGGTACGCAGTGGGAGTTGAAATTTGAATATAATAATGGACATAAACCGGTAATGTTTGATGGTGATAACTCATACCCGTATAACTTCGATAAGTTCCAGATGTTATTTGGCATTGATGAAACTGAGGAGGACGAGGATGAGTAG